CGCACAGGAGTGGCCAGCACTGCTCCGAGTAACCATCTGTGCATGACGCTGAAATATGCGCGGCGGGTGGGCATGGGCTTGACCAAGTTTCGACAGCTCTGCACATTGAAAAACTGCGAGGTGAGTGCGCCAGAACACTCTCAAAAATCTGGCAACGATAAATGCTAAAACCATTGTCTCTCCGTTCCATCCAACCGTCGGCTCTTTGAGCCAGTACGCGTTCGTGTAGCGGCGGCGCACAGAAAGATACGGCTGGTATCTGCTGCGTTGTCATCACTAGCCGTTGGTGGAGGTGACCCGCCCATCTGCGCTGTAAAAAGCATGGTGGGAGGCAGGTGACAATCCTGCCACAAATAAAGCTGCCACTGGCTACATAGTGGCAATATCTCGTTGATGTTTTTCAAAGTCATTGCTGGACGCGGGGGCAGTACCCGCCAAGTCCACAGGCAAATATCGCGGAGGGGCGAAACGGTGACGCTGATGCCTCATAAGCATCTCACACGGGGTTCAATTCCCCGCTCCGCAACATGATGACACCCAACCCAGAGCTAGAAAGCTACAAAGATGCGGTATGGGACTTTATGCTCGAACATTGTGACCTCACAGAAAGGGGCTCGTTGTTCGTGAAGTTCCACGCCAGTGACCGCCGAAACTTTGAAAATCGCATCAAGGCTCGTTGGAAGTACGACTATCACCGCAAAGACGAGCGCAGCAATTTCAATAACCGCCAAAAGGAGATAGATGCCACGGCTCGCAAACAGGCGCATCTCGACAGAAAGGAAAGCAAGCGCAGGCAGCACATGCTCGCACGGGAGGAGCGCATCAAGGCTCTCAAAGAAGTCGAGGAGTTCAACGCAAAACAGGTCGAGCTTGCCAAGATTGCATCTGTGTCGCCTGTTATCCCCAGCGAACGTATGCAACCGCTTGCTCTTTGGTGGTACAATATCAAACAACTATGGAAGCAGCATCGCCACAAAAAACTTTCAAGTGTCCTCACTGCCAATTTTTCGTCGGAAAAACAAAAGCAGGGTTGACCAAGCACCTCAAGTCGAAACATGACGGCATAAAAAGCAAGATTGGCTCGAAACCGAATATCAAGGGTGCGCACGCTCTCACTCCACAGCAGGAGAAGTTTTGCCATCTCTACGCATCTGACCGCGAGTTCATGGGCAACGGCACCCAGAGCTATATCGAGGCATACCAAGTAAAGGTGGGAAAGGGTAAGGGTTTTACGTCATACGAGACCTGCAAATATCTCGCGCACAAGCACCTCGTCAACCAGACCATCCTCAAGCGAATCAATGAAATCTACGAGGCTGGCGGCTTTAACGACGTGCATGTGGACAAGCAGCTAGAGTTCCTCATCACCCAAAACGCAGAGTTCCGACCAAAGCTCGGAGCCATACAGGAATACAACAAGCTCAAGAAACGCACCGCTGACACCGTGCAGCACGTCCACGCTTTCTCTGACATCAAAGGGATGACCGACGATGAGCTCCGAAAGGAGAAAGAGAAGCTGGTCAATTTTTTTAATAAGAAGTAATCAATCACCATGCAAGAAAATCGCCGCCACGAGCTATCAAAAATGAAAAAGGACGAGCTGTGTCACATCGCCTCGGACTTGGGTATCAAAGACGCTGCACGACTGCCCGTGCGCATCCTCATTGACGACATCCTCTCAAAAGAGATTGCCGCAGTGCAGGCCACACCAGAGGGCAAGGTCATCACCACCACGAAGCACCCAGACGGGCGCAGAGACGTGCATATCGAGGTCAACATGCTCGATGTCAAAGACAATGACCCAGCCACTCTGGCCGCAAAGGATGTCATCGAGAAAAAGATAATCCCAGAGCTCGCCAATGCTGATGTGCTCGTAGTCGTCGTGCACAAACCAACGAATACCGAGGCTCACAAGATGGTGAAGCTGCCGCATGTTCGTGCTTTCGCCGAGGCTGCTATCAAGTTCCATCTCTCGTCGCTCAACAAAGTGCCAGTCGAGGATATGGGCATATTCTACGCACTCCCAGAGCTCAAAGACTATGCAATCGTCGAGCATCACATCACTAACGGCACGGTAAAAATCTCAACCCTATGAAAACGACCATTCCAAAGATATATCACGTCATCTGGGTCGGTGAGCGACCAGCTCCAATGGAGTGGATACAGACGTGGCTCGATAAAAACCCAGAGTGGCAGCTCATGCTCTGGGACAATGAAAAGGTGTGGGGTAGGCAGTGGCGCAATCAGAAGCATATTGATTGGTTCAAGGAGCGTGGCATCTGGGCGGGAGTGGCTGACTGTGTGCGCTACGAGATACTCCATGAGTACGGCGGCTTTGGAGCTGGCGCAGATAGCATCTGTCTTGAGCCAGTGGACGAGCTTTTTACAGACCCAGCGTTCGATGCTTACACCTCATACGAGAACGAAATCGTGACTGGCGAGATGATGTCGCCGCTACTGGGATGCACCAAAGGCAACCCACTTGCTGACGCTATCATCACCATACTTTCACTCAAGGAGCAGGTTGATATACCGTGGCAGACGACTGGCAATCTTTTCATGATGCACGCGGTCAAGGCTCTCCAATACAAACGGCTCAAGATATGGCCGAGCCACTATCTTTTGCCAGAGCACCACAGTGGGGTCAAGTACAGCGGCACAGATAAAATCTATGCCCGCCACATGTGGGGCACAGGCAAGGGAGCGTGGGAGGAGTTTTATAAAAACAAAAAATAATATATGAAAATACTCATTGCAGTACCAAACCTCGGAGCCGTTCATCCAAAACTCGTGATGAAGCTCTTGAGGTGGTCAACGATACCAACAAAGGGAGTGGAGCAGGTCGCCATTTTCCTACCAACTGGGCACATACCGCATGACAGCGCGCGCAATTTCTGCGTCAATCACATGCTTAACAACACCGATGCCACACATCTCTTTTTCCTAGATAACGACGTGCTGCCAGAGGACGACTGCCTTGAGAAGCTCGTGGAAGCCAACAAAGACATCGTGAGTGGGCTCTACCCATCCATGCGCCAAGTGCCCCGCACTGGCGAGACGGTCAAGGTTTTCAATGCTTTTCGCTATGGGCAGGTTGGTGAGGATGGTGACTATGGGCTAGTGCCAATCATGAGTGGTGAGGGTGCGGTCATCCCAATAAGTAGGGCAGGCGGTGGCTGTCTCCTCATAAAGCGTGAGGTGCTAGAAAAGGTCGGCGCGCCGTGGTTCAAGTTTCAATACAATGCTGATGGCACACTCTCACACGGTGAGGATATAGATTTTTGCCGAAAGGCAGAGCAGGCGGGCTATCAGCTCTTTGCACATCTCGATGTGAAGTGTGGGCATGTAAAAGAAATAACCCTCTAACGCCATGACCAACGAAAAACCACGAGTGATGATAGCGGTACCCAACCTCGGACAGCTCGATACGAGACTGGTGATGAAGCTATTGCGCTGGGTGTCAATGCCCGTCAACTGGGAGCAGGCCACGATAGTCGCACCAATCGGTCACATTCCTCACGACAGTGCGAGAAACTACTGCGTTGACCAGTTCTTGCAGACAGACGACACGCACCTGCTATTTCTCGACGATGATGTGGTGCCGCCAGTGGATGCGCTAGAGCTCCTCTTGGCCGCAGACAAAGACGTTATAAGCGGGCTATACCCATCGGAGTGGTACGACAACGAGGCGGGACGGCTCAAGAAGCGCAACAACGTATTCTCGACCATCAGAGACGACGGTGAGCTGGTGGAGGCCACTGGCAGAGGTGTTGGAAAGATAACCTCATGCGGGGGTGGTTGTCTCCTCATCAAGAGGCGCGTGGTCGAGGAGCTTGTCCAAGCCCCGTGGTTCAAGTTCCACTACAACGAGCGAGGGCTCATGGACATCGGCGAGGACGTTGATTTTGGAAAGAAGCTCAAGGCAGCAGGTGTCGAGCTGCATGCCCATTTCGGAGTGCAGTGTAACCATGTAAAAAACACAGTTCTATGATTGATGAAAAAGTCACAGTAAAATCGAGCGACCAGAAGCACAACAAGACGTGGAGCGTTGACGACGAGCATGTACGACGCACGAGCAACTACATACGCCACTCGCTCAAGGGACGGCTCCTCTACCGCCTCATGATGTTCTTGATGTTCGTCGAGGGCATCGTGTGGACGGTCATGGATATAGTGCGCTCATGGCGCATGAAAGTGGCCGATATTATAAGCAAAAATAACCATAACGATAGGGTATAGATACCCTATCCATACCCTATGAAAACCATCGAACAAGACAACAGGACTGCTGGTACAACACCAGCCACAACGCTTGGAGCATCCATGCGCATTACTCGCCCGCATCACTCAAGCGGATGTGGCATCTATGCCAAGAGCATCCCCGTCGAGGGCAAGGCTGGCTGGCAATATGCAAAGGCAGAAGCCGCCCGCATGATTGAGTGGCTCGACGAAAAGAACGGCCACTTTGAGGGAGAGTTCAAAAAGGCTTTCGCCATTGCTCATGCGCAGGTGGTCGAGAGCACCAATCCTTTCCAATTTTTCGTGGTGGACAAGGAGATGCTGCCACCAGCAGAGGTTGACCCAAAGTCGCGCCAGACCCTCACCAATTTCTACTTTGAGGGACAGGCCATATTCAACGCAGAGGTGCTCGAAGCTCCCGACACCATCGTGCGTAAGGTGCCGCAGCGAAAGGTCACCAAAGACCCTAAAAACCCTCTCAAGGTCGAGGTGAGCATGGATTTTGTGGAGAAAACAGTGGGCAACGTGATAGACGTGCCAGAGGGCTGCATGTCGTTCCCGCACCGCACCGAGCGCAATATGAAGCGCAAATACCGCATCAAGGTGCGCTACCAGTACCTCAAGAAAGGCTGGCTAGGCCAAAAGGTAGAGACGTTCGAGGGGTGGGTCGAGGGGCTCAAGGCTCACGTCATCCAGCATGAGACTGACCATTTCGTTGGTAAAAACATCCATTTCAACAAATGAAAAACCTCTGGCACAAAATACAGGAGTGGCTAGGCTATCGCTCAAGGTGCTGCGGTGCTCTGACCTACACTGATGGCTGGCACCATGACCGCTCTTTTTGCAGTAATTGTGACAAACGAGTATGAGAGCCCGCGCCTACCGCATATACGATAAGGTTTCCAAGCAGATGCTCTATCCAAAGGACTTGGCACGCATGGCCGTTTTTCTTGACCCAGCTGGTGAGCCAGTCCAATTCAAGGCTGGTGAAAGAGTGGCCAAGCTCCAAAATTGCGTGGTGATGTACTCAACGGGACTGGCCACGCGTGGTGGCCATCCTATATGGGAGGCCGATATTTTGGATGTCACTATCCCCACGGAGTTTGGCAGTGTACTGCCAGCTCGTGGCTTCATGCAGTGGGACAGTATGCTTGGCAAGTGGCACATCCATATCCCCAACCCGCCAATCTTGGTGCCAGACGGTGAGTTCCCAGTAGTGCAGAGTGACGTGGCTGGCAACATCTACCAACAGCCAGACCTGCTCAAAATATAGTTACACATGAAACATGGCAACAGCTGAACAAAAACTCAAGGCAGAGATAGAAACGCAGGAAGCTGCGCAGCGTTTGCGTGCTCTTGAGGAGGAGGAGCTGCGCCGACTACGCCATGAGAAATACCGCTTTTATGAGCCGAACGGTGTGGTGGAGGACTTCATCAATGCCTATGCCTCTGGCGACTACTTCATCCTGTTTTTGAGCGCGGCGAACGGCGTGGGCAAGACTGCGGCTGCGGCCAACATCCTCGCAAACCTCATGTTCGAGACCAACAACAAGTGGTTTCGTGGCCAGATGTTTCATGATTTCCCGTTTCGACACAAAGGCCGTATCGTCACTGACAGTGCGCTCGTGGAGAAAAACGTCATCAGCGAGCTCAAGTTCTGGTTCCCAGAGGGGCAATACAACGCTACAAAGGGTGGTAAGCACTATGAGAGCCAGTGGTCATGCAATGGTGGCAAAAAAGGCGTGTGGGATTTCGACATCATGACCTATGAGCAGGATGCCAAAGAGTTCGAGGGTGTCACCCTCGGATGGGCATGGTTCGACGAGCCGCCGCCAGACGCTATCCTCAAGGCGACCATCGCTCGTATGCGTCGTGGTGGTATCATTATCATTACAGCAACCCCAATCTCTGGTTCTGCTCATCTCTACGATACGCTGGTCAACGGAGAGATTGAGGTGGAGGTGCAGCTGCGCGAGGGCGAGGAGCCCGTAAAGGTGAAGCGCAGCGTCTATCACACCACAGCTGACGTTGAGAGCGCGTGCAAACAGCACGGTGTCCGCGGTCACTTGGAGCACCAGCACATCTTGCAGATGGTGGCCGAGTACCCAGAGGACGAAATGCAGGCGCGCGCATACGGAAAGTTTCACCACCTCATTGGCCTCGTGTTCAAACGCTTTGCACCAAAAATACACGTCATCAAACCGTTCAACGTCACCGAGCGGGATTTCACCGTGTATGAGTACCTTGACCCGCATCCTCGAAACCCAGATGCCACCCTATGGCTCGCGGTTGACCGCAAGGGCACCAAATACGTCGTGGACGAGCTTTGGTATAAACCAGACGACACGAGCGACTTGGCAAGCCGTATAAAGCGCAAGGCGAGCATGTACCGCGTCAATGGTCGCTGGATTGACCCGTGGGCTTTCAATAAAGACCAGCACAAGGAGGACGAGCCAAACCTCTCCGACAAGCTCGCAGAGGAGGGATTGACCTATCTACCAGCCCCAAAACAGCGAACAGCTGCCGACAAACGTATAGAGCAAGCCCTCAATTTCCAAGAGGTCAATGGTCACATCATCAAGCCGCCAGAGCTCTTTATTTTCGATACCTGCAAACGCACCGTCTTTGAGTTCGAGCATTACCGATGGGATGAGTGGACTGGCAAGACGGCAGACAAGCGTGACCGAAAGGAGAAGCCCGTGGACAAAGACGACCACATGATAGAAAATCTCGGACGCGCGCTCATAAGCGAGCATCGTTTCGTCGAAGCTCCGACAAGAAAAGACACGGGTGCGATTTCAAACGACAGTTTCGACCCATACGCATAGGGTATCGGTACCCTAGTCATAGGTTATCCACAGCCCGCAATGGTGGAGCAAGGGGTTGCATTGTGATATAATCTGTGCATCGCCAATTCTATGCACTCAATTCGTACACTCAAAGCAGCGGAATACAAAGGATGCAAATTGTACGTTCGCAATTTTAATAACGTCTTTGAGTATCTTGCCATCATCAACGGAGAGCTCTACACCGCCCACATGGTCATCACCAAAAGGCCGATGCAGACGCTCCTCAAGCGGGACTATACGGAGAAACAGCTCACCGATACTGTAAAATATCTCTTGAACACCGCAGAGGCCACCGTTGACTATATCCTCGACGGCAAGGACAAAAAGGAAACATAAGCCCCGTAGGTAATCGCCAACCTTACAAGCCCAATCATCTTTTAAGAATATGGCAATTACATACAAACGAGGAGATAAGGAGGTCAAATATACTGGCATGGACAAAGCCATGCACAATTTCGGTTCCGCGCTTGAGAAAATCAAGAGCGGTGTTTCTCGTACCGCAAAGAAAGCGGTGACCGCAATCCCTCGCGCACTTGAGCGCAAGGCAAAAGGCGACGCAGTACGCGAGCTCGATAACATCACTCGCGCTTTTGGCAGTGTCGAAAACTATGAGAAGCACTACCCAGAGACCAAGAAGCGACACGATATGCTCCGCGATAGAGCATACGGTAAGAAATAAAAATCATGGCTGATATACGCACAGGCTCAAAAGCAAAATTGAAAGGCAAGAAAGTGGCACCCAAGAAAGTGTCAAAGACTAAAGCCGCCTCTGCACCAAAGGCCGCAACCCCAGCAAAGGAAGTCGAGGGAGAGGGAAGCGAGGATGACGACGACAGTGAGGAGGCAGACCTCAAAGACCTTGAAAGCAAGGATTTTTCTGACCTGCTCGAACAGGTACAGACCGAATACAATCAAGCGTGGTGGTTCATAAAGCCGAAGTGGGACGAGTGGGCACTCCGTCTCAAGCTCTACAACAACCAGAAGCGCGACAAAGAAGCGGTTGGAGACAACACGCTCTTTACCATTTTCCAAACAGTTCTCGCATCTCTCTACGCTGACCAGCTCTCGGCGGGCTTTGTGCCTCGCGAAAGCGGCGACGAGGAGACGGCAGAAAATCTCGACATCACAGCAGAGTACGACCATGAGGAGATGGAAAAGGACATGCTCGACTACGAGTGGGATTTCGAGGCTATGTTCTTTGGCCGAAGCCTCTGCGCGTTCATGGAGTTTGACCGTGAGGCGATGGTGCCTGTCCCAGAGATATGGCACGTCATGACTGTGCTGCGCGACCCATACGCGACATCGGTAAACGGCGACAAGAAAGGACGAGGACGCGCACGCTTCTTGGGTCGCGAGGTTCGCATGACCAAAAACGAGATGAAAGACCTCGGCCAGTATTTTAATATCAAAAACCTCAAGGACAGCCAGACCTCTACCAACTCGCTCGTAGACGAGAATATGCGCGTTGTAGCAGAGGCAGCAGGGCTATCTGATGTCTCGAAGTTCTCCTCTCTCAAGGGTGAGAATAAGAGCTACCGCCTCGTCGAGTGGTTCACCATGTACAAGGGCAAGCGAGTGTTTGTTACGCTCGCCGACGATATGAAACGAGTGGTGCGCTATCACGAGTTCGACAGCATCAATATCCCAATCGTTGACCGCGTAATCTACCCAATACCAAATAGCTGGGATGGCGTATCGGTACCAGACTTGATTGAGGACAAGCAGCGTGGCCGCGCAGTGGCGCAAAACCTCGCTCTCAAGGGAGTGAAAGCTGGTTTGCATCCGATGTATCTCTTTGACGAAAACAAAATCAAAAACCGAGCTGACCTCAATTTCGAGTTCAACAAGTTTATTGGCGTACAAGGAAATCCGACTGGCGCAGTGCAGGAGATGCAGAGGAGTGCGGTCAAGCAGGATGTCGCATGGATACTCGAAACGCTCTCACAGGGCGCAGAACGCTCTACGGCTACGCCAGCAATACAGCAGGGCGCACAGCCAGAGGGCAACAACACCGCGACCCGTGACGCTCTCATCAATCAGAAAGTGGATACCCGATACTCACTCTCTGCCAAAGTGTTCGGATGGAGCGAGAAACGCTTTTGGAAACAGTGGTATCGCCTCTACAAAGACCATTTCGAGGATGGCATAGACGAAAAGACAGTGCGTATCACGGGTGCTTTGGGCGCAAAGTGGCGACCATTCACTCGCGAAAATCTCATCGCGCATACCGACCCAGATGTAAAAATCGAAAGCCGCATACTCTCCGAGGCCAAGAGGTTCAACGAGCTGCGCAATTTTCAAGGCTATATGCAGTTCCTTGCAGCCGCTCCAAATGCAAACCTGCTCTTTGCTCTCCGACACATGGGCAAGCTATCTGGCCTAAAGAAAGACATCATCGAGCGTCTCTTGCCTCTTACAATCGAGGAGATGCGAGCAGAGGATGAGAACGTACTCATGCGAAACAACGAGAAAGTGCAGGTGCTCCCAACCGATGACCACCAGAGCCACCTTGAAATCCACAACAAGATGGAGGATACCCCTGCGAAGTTTGCTCACATCAATGCTCACAAGCGAGCCATGATGCTCAAGCAGGCTCGTCCCGACCTATTCCCACAGGCACCAGCACAGGAGAACGGAGGCGTGGCTGACGAGAAAGTACAGGCTGCAAAGGGTGCAGGCGCGCCAATGTCCGAGGGCTTTCGAGGCCGTGCGCTCCCCGTAGCATAAAAACGATATGACCAAGAAAAAGACCACAACCAAAAAGACGACGAAAAAGGAGGTGTTCACCAAGCACACCGTGTTCGACCTTGAAATCAAAAACGACGCGCAGGCAGAGGAGCTCACTGGCCACCTCGCCAATCTCAAAGTCACCTCTGGCTGGCTTATTCTCAAGCAGATAATTGAGGGCAATATGGCTCTCCTTGAGCGAGCCATTGTCCTCAAGAAAGACCCAGAGACCAACGCCCCTATCACAGAGGCGCAGGTTGATGAGCTGCGCTTCAAGCGCAATTACCTTGAGGAATTGGCTGGAAAGCCAGACGAGCTGATTGCGAAGTTCAAGAAGCAGCGCGGCATCGAGATACCCACCTATGACCCCTACGCAACGAACGCAAAACAGATGCGTGGGTCGGAGGCGGGTGCCCCGATGGCAAGCCCTTTGAAAGATTAAAGCCAGATGTTGGCTCAATGTTGGTGAGGATAGTGTACTAGGATTGGCGATTTCCTTTGCTCCGCTTTTCCCCACCAACATTGAGCCCGTGTCGGGCTCACCTCTTGGCTAGTCACCAATAGAGAATATCCACCAAGCGCAGTTTTGCCCCATTTCTGGGCTATGGTGAGACTAAAACAAAAACACTATGGGAGACCATAATACTGCTCACGACGACGACGTTGACACCACTGACGAGGGTGCCGACGACGGGCAAGAGAGCAAGACAGAGGACGACGCAGACACCTCTCAAAAGACCGATGCGAACGATGCAGCCGAGGATGGCGACGACGACGGCAGCGATGCCGACGATGACGCTGATGCGGATGCAGAGGACGACAAAAGCGACGACAGCAAGGGCAACTCTGACAAAAAAAAGAGTTCCGACACAGCTGACGACGACGATGCCGAGGGCGACGAGGATGATGGCGAGGAGCCAACATCGCGCCGACCAAAAACAAACGCCGAGTGGGCTGCAAAGCGTGTTGCATCGAAAGGTGCAAAGAAAGATGCAGCAAAAGGGAAGTCGAAAGATGACGCTGGCTCTGATGACAAAGATGACGACGGTGAGGATACCGACGACGAATTGTCACCAGAGGACGCTGCCGCTATTGATAAAAGGATTGCCAAACACTTGGAGCCTATTACCAAGAAAGCAGCGGAGCAGGAAGTCGAGACCGAAATCGCCTCATTTCTCCAGAAAAATCCCGACTTCAAACCCTACGCAGCGAAAGCAAAGCGATGGGCATTGCACCCAAGCCGCAAGGATGTACCTGTCAAATCAATCTTTTACGAGATTGCAGGCGACAAACTCCTCACGATTGGTGCAAAGCGCAGAGCCGAAGCTGATGCTAAAGCCCGAAAAACTCGCACTGGTGGCGGTTCCGCCGCTGGTAACGAGACAGGCAACAAGTCTTACAAAGACATGCCGCTTGAGGACTTTGGCAAGGAGCTCGATGCCGTCAAGGCATCGCCCCGCCGCTAGGGTTAGACACTATCCTCACATTATAGGCCACATTATTAACGACCAAAAAAATGGCTAACACAAGCAGGTCACAAATCACGCGAGAAAACACAGAGTTCTACGACAGGACTCTATTGTATCGAGCCGTTCCTCTTTTCGTTCACACGAAGTTTGGACAGGTTCGAGACATTCCTCGAAACGGCGGTACGAACACCATTAAGTTCAGACGCTATGGTAACCTCACAGCTGCGACCACAGCACTTACAGAGGGGGTTACGCCAGTCGGCAGCCAGCTATCCATCACGGATGTTTCTGCCACAGTCGCACAGTACGGTGACTACATCACCATCACTGATGTGATTGATTACGAAAGCAAAGACCCAGTGCTCGTTGAGGCAGCAGAAATCCTCGGCGACCAGATGGGCGATACGATTGACCAGCTCACTCGCGATGTCCTCGCAGCAGGCTCGGTTATAACGTATATCGGCGATACCTCACGCGGAGGTATTACCACCACCGACCTCATCACCGCAACCGAAGTTCGCAAGGCGGTACGAACACTCAAAATTGCGAAAGCAAGACGAGTTACCCGAATGATTAACGCTTCAACTGGTGTCGCAACCGAGCCAGTAGCAGCGTCATACATCGGCATCGTACATCCAAATACGACCTACGACTTGCAGGATGAAACGGGCTGGGTACCAGTCGAGAAATACTCCTCTACGATGAAAGTCATGGAGGGCGAAGTCGGAAAGCTCCATGAGG